CTGCAATGGGTTGACCAGACATTAAGTTTGATTGGTATATTTGGTTGGTCTATAGTTTCTTTCTTGTGGAAAGATAGAGCATTGATTCTACTAAATGGAGTTAGTGGCATTATCCTTCTTTCTGGTTTATTAAATAATCTGTTTGGATAAGATATGCACATAGCACTTGTTGGTTGTGGTTTTGTAGGTAGTACATACTTAGATGCTCTCAAAGATTCCCATGAAATATATGTAATTGATCCAAGTATAAATACTAATAGAGTGGATGATTATGTCTTTGATGGCATCATCTTATGTTTACCCACTCCCGCTAATGCTGACGGTTCTTGTAACTATTCAAGTCTAGTGGATGTTATCTCTCAAATTAAGAATCATAAAACTCCTATACTTATTAAGAGTACCATTGATCTAGAGGGTTGGAGATATATAAACAAAAAATTTAAAAATCCATTTGCATTCTCACCAGAATTTTTACGCCAAGATCACGCACAAAATGACTTAAAACAAAATAAAAGAGTTTTATTGGGTGGTGAAAAAACAAATTTTTGGTGGAAAGTATTGTACTCATGTGAAACATTTACATACAAACAATACACTCATGCAAAAGATGTTGAACACTTGATTATGACAAAGTATGCTATAAACGCATTCTTGGCTACTAAGGTAGCATGGTTCAATCAACTATATGATTTATGTGATGAACTAGGATTAGATTTTGAATCTATTCGAAACCATATAATAGGCGATCCCAGAATTGGAGATAGCCATACGAAAGTAACTAAAGAAAGAGGATTTGGTGGTGCGTGTTTCCCTAAAGATACACTAGCACTTATGTATATGACAAAAAACGTTGATACACTTTCAATTCTAGATTGTGCCATTGGGTACAATGACACCATTAAGTCCTCGTAGTTCAGCTGGATAGAACAACGGTCTTCTAAACCGTAGGTCGCAGGTTCGAATCCTGCCGAGGACGCCATTATAGAGGTATTGCCAGTGCAAAGAGTAAGAGTAGTGTATAAGCACTACAAGAAAGATAAAGAATTGCAGTGTGAAGGTAAATTGTATGAAAGAGTAAATGATATAAGCGACCGAATAGTCGTTATTAAAGATGACAATACATATGAAGATATTATTAAGGACACAATCGTGTCCTTGGAGTATATATAGTATTGCAAAAAGGAAATAATTATGCCTACGTATAGTTTTAGAAATAAAGAAACCGGTGAAGAATGGGAAGAGTTTATGTCCATTTCAGCCAGTGAAGAACTGATGGAAAATAATCCAGCAATAGTCAAAGTACCTACTGGTATTGCAATTATTGGTGGTCGGGGTGATGGTGTGAAACCAACAGGAGATTTTAAAGAAGTATTGTCTCGCATTTCTGAACAAAATCCATATTCACCACTGGCGGCTGAGTATGGTAAGAAAGACCCTACTTCAGTAAAAGTCCGTGACACCGTAAAGAAAGTTCGTAAAAAAGTTGGCGGACCAATGAATGAGTAAGTTTCTTAAAAAAATAGCTGATTGGGTAGACCCCAATTATTGGGCAGAAAAAATTGGTGATAAAACTGGTGCGTATGATAAAGCGCACAATAGTTCTCTAGCAGAATGGTCACGAAACCTTACCGGATGGAAATGGTGGGCTTGGCAGTTGCTTGGTGGTTTTATCGGATTAGTAATTATAGAAATCTTACTAAACTTGGTAGGTATGACAATTATACCATGGTAAGAGTATCGTAGAAGAGGAAATACATAAATATGACTGATGATGTTGAATCTCCTAAAGAAAAATCTGAAGGAGAATTATATAATGAAGAGCGAGTGAAAGTACTACAAGATGCATTGCGTGTTGACTATATTGAAAAATTCGATGTTTACGCTCAATTATTAATGGTACAAAGAGAATTGGCTGAAGTTACAATAGCTAACAATAAGTTAGAAAAAGTTAATGGCTTATTATCTATGAACAACAAGGCTCTTACAAAAGAAATTGTTGAATTGAAAGGCATTGCTAACGACTTAAAAGAAAAAATGAAAAAGTCAAGAGCAGACCTTAAAAAACAAAAAGAGATTTTTACTACCTCAGAACCATATACAGTTGAGGAAGAAGAAATTAAAGAAAAACCAAAACGCAAACCGCGAGTAAAAGTTAAAGAAGAATGAAACGATTCTCAACATTTCTAACTGAAGATGCCCAAGGTAAGAACTTACACTTGGAACATCTTGAAGATGAAATATTAAATTTTGGAATTGGTGGAGCCAGAGGCTCTGTCAATTTTTTGCGGTCTTTACGAGATATGATGGCTGGAAACTCCCGTACGTCTATTAATATGACAGTAAAGTGGGATGGAGCTCCAGCTATTTTTGCGGGTGTAGATCCTTCTGATGGAAAATTCTTTGTAGCAAAAAAATCAGTGTTTAACAAAACACCACTTTTATATAAGACTGCAAGAGAAATAGATTCTGATGCAAGGTTACCCGCTCCACTAAAACCTAAATTCAAGACTGCTTTAACAGAGTTTAGCAAATTAGGTATTACAAACGTCCTTCAAGGTGACTTGATGTTTACTTCTTCTGACCTAGAAACAGATAGGATAGATGGTCAGACGTACACAACATTTCAACCTAACACAATCGTTTACGCAATCCCCAAAGGTTCATTCTTAGAGAGAAAAATGAAATCTGCCAAGATCGGGGTGGTCTGGCATACTACCTATAAGGGAACGTCACTAGAAAACATGAAAGCATCTTTCGGAGCAGATACCAGAAGTCTTAGGAAACCTTCTTCTGTTTGGATGGATGACGCAACATATAAAGATAGCAGTGGAACAGCCACATTTACTAAAGCAGAAACAGATCAAGTAACAGCTAAATTGTCTGAAGTTGGAAAAGCATTCAACAAAATATCATCTGCTGAATTAACAAAGTTTTTAAGAATACAAGCATCATTTGAAGGTAAATTTGTTGGTGCTGGTATAAAAACATATACAAATTCTAAAGTAAGAGTTGGACAAGAAATTACTAATCCTAGTGAACACGCAAAAGGTTATTTAACTTGGGTCGAAGAAAAATTCGACAAAGAACAGGAAAAAGTTAAAACTGATAAAACGAAGAAAACGATTGAGGACAGAAAAACAGCGACCCTCCGTGATCTACGTAAGTTGACAGACTTACTTGTAAACGTCATCATCTTCCAGAACTTATTAATATCTGCGAAGATGATGATAGTTTCCAAACTAAATAAAATAAAACAATTGGCTAATACATTTGTCAGAACTCCAACTGGATTCAAAGTAGTAAACCCAGAAGGGTATGTTGCTATTGACAGAACATCTGGTAGAGCAGTAAAACTAGTTGACAGAATGGAATTTAGTTACAACAACTTCACAGCAATCAAAGCATGGGACAGATAGTTTATTTTTCTGTTATAAATAGTATCAAACGTACTAATTATTAGCAGAGAATAAACCATGAAACTCCGAACAATCCACGAAGAAAGAGAAAAGCGAATAGTATTTGCTTTTGGTCGACTAAACCCTCCAACTGCTGGTCATAGCAAATTAGTTGACAAAGTAAGAAGTGAAGCCCAGAAGAGAAGGGCAGATCATCGTGTGATTGTGAGTCATTCTCAAGACAAACATAAAAATCCTCTTACCGCACAAGATAAAATAACTTATCTGAAAAGTATCCATCCAGGTACTAAATTTCTGGCATCTTCTAGAGCAGAACCACACTTCATTGCACACCTTAAAAAGATGAGTACGCAAGGATTTACTCATGTAGTAATGATTGCTGGGTCTGATAGAGTTGCAGAGTTTCAAAAAATAGCAGATAAATATAATGGTAAGGATTACACATTCAAAGAAATTTCAATAGTATCAGCCGGTGAAAGAGATCCAGACGCAGAAGGCGTTACTGGAATTAGTGGCACTAAAATGAGAACTTTTGTTAGCAACAATGACTTTGCATCATTTAAGAAAGGTCTTAATCCTAGAGCAACAGATGCTAGTGCTAAAAAGTTATTTAACGCGGTACGTAAAGGTATGCAACTTAAAGAGGGTCAAAGTCGCCCCTCTTTCTCAAGGTTCTTAAAAGAACAGATAGGAACATTTTAATGAATAGAGAAGCAGTTTTTGAACAACTAAAAATTGACGAAGGAGTAGAATATGTCATCTATAACGACCACCTCGGCTATCCAACCTTTGGAGTCGGTCACCTTGTCCTCGAAAGTGACGAGGAATTCGGAAGGGCAGTTGGAACTCCAGTTGACGAAGAAAGAGTCCGGGCGTGTTTTGAACGAGACCTTGATACTGCCATCTCCGAGTGTAACACTCTATACGGAGAAGGGAACTTTGGAGAACTACCTGACACCGTACAGCAAATCTTGGTCAATATGATGTTCAATATGGGCAGACCAAGGCTCAGTAAGTTTAAGAAAATGAATGCCGCTGTACTTGAAGGCGATTGGAAAACTGCCGCAGTTGAAGGTAGAGATTCTAGATGGTACGATCAAGTAACAAACAGGGCTGAAAGGTTAATGAAACGTTTGGAGGAAACATGAAAAAAGGAATTATTATTGTAGGAATTGTATTATCGCTTGCTGGTTGTGCCAATATTGGCAATCTTTTTGCTGATAAATTTGATAACGTAGAATATGGTAAACTAGTAGAACTTAATGTTGATGCTATTACCAGTGAGGGTAGATGTCCATTGTCACAAGACACTTATAAAAACTCTCTGTGGCTGAAGATATATAGTGCGGGTACGATGAACGATACTAGTACTGATCTTTACAAGGAGTTACATGGACTAGTTGAAGAGTTTTACAATAGAGAAAATCCTTCAGAAGTTTATTGTAAACTAAAATGGGAAAATATTGTTAAGGCAACAGATGATGCTATTGCTTTAACGGGATCACGCATCAAAAAATAATGAAGGAATAACATAATGCAAGAAGAAGAATTATTAAAAGAGTACGAAGATAAACTTTTACAACTACAGAGTTATCTAAACGAAGGTGATATTACTCGTAGTGAGTATGATGAGTTAATTGCTGATTTTTCTGACGTTGAGGCTATTCGTAGTAGTATCAAAGATGAAAAATTGAAAATTCACGCAGAGACTATTGTTTCGGCACTCAGCAAGGTATTAGCTTTAGTTTAATTATAAATAACCTTATGGATAAAACATTCTTAGATTTTATTGACCCTGTCCCACTTGAAGAGGGTATAAATGACCCTGGAATTTTCAAGGCAGTTTTCCTTGCTGGAGGACCAGGCAGTGGTAAGTCATTTATTGTGGGTCAAACTGGACTACAATCTTTTGGCTTGAAACTGATAAATTCTGATGATGCTTTCGAAAGAGCCTTAGCTAAAGTGGGCATGGAACCATCACCAGACAATATATTTTCTAGCAAAGGTCAGTCTATCAGAGACAGAGCCAAACTTCTTACAAATAAAAGACAAGAACAATGGATAGATGGTAGGCTTGGTTTAGTAATTGATGGTACTGGTAAAGATTATCAAAAAATAAGCAATCAAGCAAATAAACTCAGATCAATTGGTTATGATGTTGCGATGATATTCGTCAACACTGACTTAGAAACAGCACAAGCAAGAAACAAATCAAGACCCAGAACTCTTCCAGATAAAGTAGTAGCAGATTTGTGGAAAGATGTACAAAATAATATTGGTAGATTTCAAAACTTGTTTGGTAGATATATGTTTATTGTTGATAACTCAGATGGTGCAAACTATCAGGGTGCCACCATGTCAGTCTACAGAAGAATTGGTGCATGGACAAGAGAGCCCGTTGCAAACCATAGAGCGAGAACATGGGTAAAAAGCCAGAAAAAATTACGTGGAATAAAAGAAGAAGACATAGGTAGAAACAGAACAACAATGCGTAATCGTATTGGCAAGTCTTCAATGCAACGTAAAGCAGAAAAACGTAGGGCAAAACTTGCACAGTTAGCTCCTAAAGAGCCAGAAAATAAATTAGCAGAAGATGAAGTTGATGAAGCCTGTTGGGTAGGTTGGAAACAGCAGGGCATGAAAAAGAAGGGGAAAAGAATTGTCCCGAATTGTGTCAAAGAAGAAGAACTTGATGAAGCACCAAGATGGATGCTTGATCCTCTTGCTAAAACAGTACATAGAAATAAGTACAATGTCGCCAAGAAAATACTAAAGCAAGTATACGATAGAAAGAAAAGAGAAGGTGGTGGCAGGACCAGACATGGTATTGAGTGGTATGCCCTCAACGTTGCTGGTCAAGTATCTGATAAGATAGATGCAAGAACTCTTGCTAATATGGTTAAAGAAGAATATGACTCAGATATTCACCATTGGGGAACTCCAGAAGGTACTCAACACTACAAAGATATGACTCCTGGTCAGGGCGACATAGAGTACAAACAAAACAACTCAGACGATGCAGTTTCAGATGCACCAAATGAATTTGAATTTTCAGAAGTAGAAATACTTCAGATGGAAGATGAAATTAATAAAATGACATTCGATGATATGGTTGCTCTTGGAATGTATGACGAAGAAGAGTTGCAAGATTTTAAAGACATTGAAGAAATACCAGATTTTGATTTAGAATTGGAAGATGAATTAGAAGAACAAGTACTTGATGAAGTATTATCTGTTCAAGGTAGAATGAAGCGCAGATTTGCGGCTAGAAGAAATAGACAGAAACTTAAAGTTGCTAGAATGAGAGCATCTAGAAGAGCCGCTGATCCAGCTAGAATTAAAAAGAGAGCGCAACGTGGTGCAAGAAACGTAATCAAGCAGAGATTTGCTAGAGGTCGTGATGTAAGTAAGATGCCACCACAAGAGAAAGCACGTATCGAAGGCATGGCAAAAAGAATGGCACCTCTAGTAGCGAGATTAGCCGTTCGTATGATGCCACTAGTACGTAAGAACGAACTACAAAGAATTAAGAAAGGTGGCGGTGGTAAACCACAAGCCGCTAAGAAGTTTAAAATTACAAAAGGTGGTTCTGGTAGTAAGTATAAAGCTAAGAAGTTTAAAGTCAAAGCACCAAAAAAAGCTAAGCCAGCACCTAAAGCTAAGGCTAAAAAGAAATGAAGACTTATGAAGAATTAGCAGAAGACCTTAGAAAATGGTTTGGTAAAGGTAAGCAAGGCGATTGGGTACGTGTAGGTACCGATGGCAAAATTAAGGGTGATTGTGCTAGAGAGCCAGGGGAAGGCAAACCAAAATGTATGCCTCGATCAAAAGCACATAGCATGGATAAAGATGATAGAGCATCTGCCGCTAGAAGAAAAAGAGCAAAAGATCCAGTAGCAGATAGATCGGGTAAAGGTGGAAAGCCCGTTATGGTTTCTACAGATAAAAAAGAGGAGTTTGTTTTGAAAACTTTTGATGAGTTTATTTCAGAAGGAAATAAAAAAGGATTGTGGGCTAATATCAGAGCAAAAAAGGCTCGTGGTGAAGCACCCGCAAAGAAGGGTGATAAAGATTACCCAGATGAATTAGAAAAGATTCGTGAAGATTATGAACTCTTTTTAGAAAAGAATGTTCCAACAAAGCCTGCATTGTGGTCTAAATACAAGTCACAAGCAAAATCAAAGTTTGATGTATATCCATCTGCATATGCAAATGGTTGGGCTGCCAAGCAATACAAGAAAGCTGGCGGTGGTTGGAAATCAGTAAGCGAAGAAGTTTGTTGTGATGATTGTGCCGCAATGAATGAAGATTTGATATCAGAAGATATTCTAATCATGGAAGAAGGCGAGAAAAAGAAAGTTTCGCTAAATAAAGTTCAACGTGGTGGTTCAAAGAAATTTTACGTATATGTCAAAAATGCAAAAGGCAATGTAGTTAAAGTTTCATTTGGTGATCCAAACATGGAAATTAAACGAGATGACCCAAAAGCAAGAGCAAGTTTTAGAGCCAGACATGACTGTGCAAACAAAAAAGACAGAACTAAAGCAGGATACTGGAGTTGCAGACAGTGGCGTGGTGGTGCGAAAGTCGAGTCTTAAAGAATGGTGGCTCAAGTTCTGGTATGAAGAATTTGAGTTAACCGTTTTCTTTCAAGGCAAGACAACAATCCTACCAGACGGCAGTAGAGTGACAGAAGGCGCACCTAAAACTTGGCGAGTAAAAAATATTAAAAAACTCTCTCCTAAACATATTATCTTTATTGATATTGACAAAAGGAAACATGAGATAAAAACAACAGAACCTGTTGGATATAATCTTACAAAAATTTACTAGAGTTACATTATGGCAGTAGACGTTTTATTGTTTACGGGTATTTCCGCTTACTCGTATGAAGTAAGTGAGATGGGTACCGAGCCATCATACGAAATGGCAATGCGAACTTCTGGTACGTACCGAGTTGCCACATACCTCAGAGAAACATATGATCTTGATGTAGAAGTAGTTGACTATCTACACTCTTGGACATATGAAGAACTAGTCGAAATAGTCAAAAGCAGAGTAGACTCCAATACCAAAATGGTAGGTGTTGGTGGAATCTTCTACTTATCCACTCCCAATATAGTACAACTTTTTGAATACGTCAAGAAAAACTATGACGTAATAACAATAGCTGGTAGCCAAGGATTATGGTCAATTGCTGGTATACCAAATATAGACTATTGTATTGTTGGATATGGTGAACTGGGTGTCGGTGCAGTACTTGAAGGTAATCCAGAATACGAAGAAAAAGAAATATATCCTGGCGCACCAAAAATTAAAGTCATAGATTGTATGGAAACGAAAAAGTATAATGCATTTCCATGGCAAAACATAGGCATAGAATATCAAAAAAGAGATTTTGTAAGACCAGAAGAAACATTATCATTTGAGACTTCACGTGGTTGTCGTTTTCAGTGTGCATACTGTAACTTTCCAATTCTTGGTGTGAAGGATGACCATACCAGATCAGCAGAAGACTTTGAGCGAGATATAAAGCGCAACTATGATAAATGGGGTACAACAGATTATATTGTCACGGATGATACCTTTAATGATTACACGGATAAGATAACAAAGTATGCAGATGTAGTACAGCAATTACCATTTGAAGTAAATTTTACTGGTTACATACGTGCTGACCTGATGACACAGCGCAAAGGCGATCTAGAACAACTGGCTAGAATGCGATTCAATAGCCATTTATATGGAATTGAATCTACTAACAGAGATTCTGCAAAAGCAATGGGTAAAGGTGGGGACCCTAAAAAGATTCTTGAGGGTATATTAGAAGCAAAAGAATACTTTAAAAAAGAAAATGGGTTTTATAGAGGTGAGATGAGTTTTATATGGGGATTGCCAGATGAGACAAGAGAAACTTTAGATTGGACATTTGATTGGATAGATAAGAATTGGCAAAGAGAAGCAATGTCTATGTTCGATTTAAGTATACCTATGGCAGGACCACACTCTATAATTCGCAGTAATATACTGTCCACAAACCTTGATAAATACAATTATAGAAGGGCACAACCAATAGAGATCGACAATATTGATGCAGAGTTTCAAGCAATTCTAGATGATCCAAATGTTGATGATTTCAACAAGAATAGAATGATTAAAATGAAGCCTGATCCAAATAATCCTATGTACCATATGCATCAGGTACTTTGGAAAAATGAATATTGGGATGTTATAACTGCGTGGTTAGGGTGCCAACAAGAGTTGTATGGACATAAAAGATACTGGGAAAGAGGTATTCCAATCTTCAATCAAGCCAACTGGACGTCGGTAGGGTACAAAAAACAAGATTTATTAAAGTCATTTAGTGAGTTGGGTACAACAATGCACCCACCAGTAGAAGAAAGGAAGAAAGTAATTGAAGAATACAAGCATAAAAAACTTTCCTGGGTATCGTAGTTTTATAAATATGATTACAAATAATCTTTAGGAGATAACCCAATGTCAATTGAAAGACAAATTAGAGATGTTATGCAGGGAGAACCACTTCTAGAAGCCGATCAATCTAGGCGTCTAGATATGCTGGTTCGTCAGGGCTTAATGTCACCTGCTAAACTTCCTATTCTAAAAAGGGGTCTTGCAAAGTTAAATGATGGTAAAGCTATGGCACCCAATGAAAGAGATGCCGTTAAGTCATTGTTAAATAGCTTTATGTTTATTGTCTTAGGGGACGATGCAGTATTTAATAGAGCAAAACAAAACACCCAAAAGAACAAGTATCAACAAGAAGAAAAAGAAACTTGTTCATGTGATTGTGATTGTGATGATGCAATCTGTGAGTCTTGTGGTAAACCAAAAGCAGTTAAAGAAGAATTCGAACCTCATATGATGTACGATCCTAAAACTGGTAAAGGTTACAAAGCTGATAAAGAAGAAGATCATCTACGCATGAAGAAGATGGGCTATTCGCATGACAAGCCTGAAGTAAAAGAAGAAGCAGAACAGCTAGATGAATATGGCGCGCCACAAAAACCTAAAAAGATGATTAAAGTTAAGGTCGATCCTAAGAAAATCAAAACAAGAGTATCAGACATTGGCGCCGGTGGTAAAGAGTATGTTAGAAAAGATTTCGATGAAGCATATGATACACCAGCAGTGAAGAAGCCAGTATCTCAGATGACGCCAGCTGAAAAGAAAGCGAACGATGATAGACGTAAAGCGTTCAACGAATTTCAAAAGAATAAGCGCAACGAAGCATTTGATCCAGATGATGAAGAAACATTGACAGACGAAGATATGGAAGCAATTCTATCTGGTATTGAAGATGCAGATTTCGTAAGCGAAGACGATTTGACTGAAGGTAGCGAATATAAAACTGGTCACAAGTCCTATACTGATGCAGTCAATCATGCATTTTCACATCATGCAAAAAGAGATAATATTCACTCTAGTCCTGATGATAAAGCACAGCATATTGGATTAGACTCCAAGAAGCCAGGAAATGGCAAAACAACTAGAGTCAATATTCCTGCTAAACATAAAGAATCTGGTAAGAAGCACATGATTCATGTGCAAGTCTATAATAAAGGTGGTACTCATCCTTATGAGTTGAATACATACTCAAGTAGTACCAAGTCCATGCAAAAAGAAGGCATGATGGACCGAGATCCAGAATCTAACTCTTTTAATCGAACCAAATCAAAAACAACCAAAGTACAAACTGGGCAAAAGAAAAATCCTGCAACTGGTAAAATGGAACCAGTATATGGTAAATCAACTGCCCCACAAGGATACCCAATGAAAAAAGAAGAGACCGGACCATCCCCGTTAGACGTATGGAAAAAACATAATTTAGGTGAAGGTGCATTTAAAGACATGGCTACTGCCGCGGAAGAAGATGCAAGGCTAAAAGCACAGAAGAAAGCCGCAGCCGCATCTAAAAAATCAGCCACTGCTGAAAAAGAAACTGATCCTGGCATCAAGAAAGAAGAAGTTGTTGCTGAAGGTGGAGAAGTTCAAAGAGCATCTGGTCGTCCTATGACTAAGAAAAATCAAATGAATAAGCCGGTTGGTTATGGTATTCCTGGATCTAAAACACCAAAGCCAAAAGCAAAGAAAGATACTCTAATTGCTAATCCAAAAACTCAGAAGGTACGCAAAGTAACTGCAAGCCGTGGCGAGATGGCAGTTAGAAAAGGTTTTGTATACGCTGAAGAGTGGACAACAGAAGAAATTACATCTCTTTTAGAGATGGAGTACAAAGATAAATTTCAAGCGATGCTGAAAAAGACTGGTAAGAAATTATCAGATATGTCTGACGAAGACAAAAAGAAATTCTTTAATGCAGTAGATGGAGCGCACAACGCAAAGAATGAAGACTTTGAAGTTGGTTATCTAGACTCATTCAATGAGTATACTGCCGAGCAAGAAGAACTTGCCATTGAAGAAGGTGCCGCAGAAGATGCACGAAGAGATGCCGCGCGGGACAGCAGAGGTTTAGCACCTACTAAGCAAGATAAGCCAGACGTAAAGCATAATTCGAAGACGGACAAGAGCGTAGAGCATATCGTCCCTCAGTTGAGAAAGGCAATGTCTATTGGAAAGAAAGTAACTTTTCAAGACGGAAAATCCCATACAATTAGCAAGGGACACGCCGCTAAATTCTTGAATAAATATATGACAGGTAAGCCAGCAGACAAAGAAAAAATGCAGTCTCACGGTCATACAAGCATCGATCACTTTAAAAAACACGTATAAACAAAAACTAGGAGAACACAATCATGTCCGCATGGGGAAAAACAGACGATAAGACTAGTTCAGGTACCATAGCACTTACTACTGCAGGTGCTGTTACTGGAACTAGCACAGCTTTCACTACTGAAAGCGCAATTGGTGACACTCTCACCGCAAACTCAATCGATTTCAGAATCACTGCAATTGCATCTGATACTGCCGCTACGGTAGTAAATGCTAATGCCGCTGGTACTGCTATTGTAGCACAATCTGCAGGCGCCGCTTACACATTGAGCGAAAAGCCTAAATCTATTGGTTCTAATTCAGTTGGTGGTTACACATCTGAAACTACATTTGGTGTAGATGAGAACGAAATGGCAGCCAACCCAGATATTGGTGCTGGTCATGCTGGATGGGTTCACGTAAGAACTAACGGATCTCGTAAAATCTCAGAAACATTAGTAGCATTATCTAAGAATGGTATTACTGGCGATGCTGAAGATACAGAGTTTGAAGACTTCTTGATCTCTATCACTACTCAGCCTTCTGATAGCACTAAAGCTAGTGGAGAAGCAGAGTCGTTTGCTGTAGTTTCTACAATTTCTGGTTCTGGTGGCACACAGACATTCCAGTGGCAGTTGCAGACAGGTGGTACAGGATCATTTAGTAACATTTCAAATGCCGGTGTATACACCACAGCAACAACAGCTACTTTGAATATTTCAGACAACACAGGTCTTTCAACTAATAAGTACCGTTGTGTTATCAGTGCAACAGGCGCAGATGATGTAACATCTACCGCTGCCACACTGACTGAAAGCTAATATAAATACTTTGAACAATAGGAGTATTTAAATGGCTGATTCGAAAGTAAGTGAACTCACGGCGGCAACATCTGTTGCCGCTACTGACAAATTGTACCTCGTAGCTGGTAGTGATAGTAAAAATATTACTATTGCCAACGTATTTGCTACGGTACCTACCCCGGTGTCTTTTTCTGGTAAAGTTAGCATTGCTGGCACACCAGATACTATTGCCGCACCGGGTGCCATCTCAGTTGCAACTAATACGACACTAATTACAAATCCTTCAACATCAGGAAATTGTACTATTGTTGCTGGTGTAGCTGGCCAGATAAAGAACATCATCATGACATCGAACACTGGTTCTAATACTGTGACGCTTCAAGACTCACAGCTAGGACACAGTTCGATTGCTTTCGCTAACGCCGGTGACACTGCCCAGATTATTTACTTGAACGACAAGTGGTATTGCATTGGAGGTACGGCTACCGTATCATAATATAAAGAATTTACTTAATGATAGAATTGAATGAAGATACTTTCTTGGTTTATGCACTTAAAAATTATAACAATCCAGAATGTTCTGGTATAGATGATTTTGAAGAAGATACTAAGAGATTTAAGTACCTAAAAAGATTATTTAATAGATATGAAAGTAGCGGTGTACTCAAAGACAGATTGATTATCAATCATTTGATAGTCTTATACAATGTATTTGATAAATCTGCTACATCAATGTTGTTTTTTAAAATAGATAAAGAGCATTGGTCCATATTGAAAACATTTTTGGTATTCTTAAATAGAATGCCAATGGAACAAATTGTGACTGGTGGTGTTAAGATAGAAGAAACAGATATACCACTAAATTTTGAGATCATAAATTTACTTAGGAATATTTAATGTCACGTACAATTGATGCACTAATTGTCTACCGAATTCTTAGATTGTTCGCAACTAAGATTGAGGACTTTGATGCGTATAAATTGGGTGTCATTGATGCTAATGGTAAAAAATTAAGAAATCCTAAGACAGAAGAAGAACGCAACTCTTGGACAATGCTGACTCGTTTTGTTCTTAAAGTTAAGTCTTCATTGTTAAAATCTTCTGATATGAATGCAAGAAGATTCTTGACATTTGCCGCCGCAGTTGCTATACTGAGAGAACATGGCGAAGAAGCAGAAGATAACCTCGATCTACTAGAATTGTATATGCAAGATGAAAATGTTATTAAAGAAGCCACTTTACTAGAAGATCATAACCTTATGTCATTTAAGTCATTTCTCACAGACGAAGCCGCAATGTCAGTGGGAGCAGGTGGTATTGATGGCATTGGAATAGGTCCTAAGGGTGAACCGGGCAGAGATCCAGTACTGATGCCCATGAACCGAAGAAAGAAGAAGAAGAAAAATGCCAGTTGAGTCTGAACTTAATACGAAAGTCGCTCTATTGGAGCAAAATGTTGATAGCCTTTCGGGGTTGTTTGGAAGATTAGATGACGCCATTGATAAAATGGGTGAAGTTTCTAATTCAATTAACCAATTACTGGCGGTGCATGAAGAAAGAATAGCGGCTACTGCGATAGATACTGGAGAACTTTTTCAATTGGTAGAAAAACGTAGAGAAGAACAAGATGCAATGGAAAAAGAGTTGCATTCTAGAATTACTACCCAAAGTAGAGAAATCAAGGAAGAACTCCGAGATGACTACAAGAGGCTGGTAGATGCCATGAGCGAAATTAAGGGTATGCTCAGAACTGGTATGGAAGCAAATCAGAAGGTACAGAGCGAGTTGGAAAGTAGATTGAAGTCTGTAGAACGTAGACAATGGATCAGTGTTGGAGCCGCAATGGCGGGTGGCTTTATTATAGGAACTTTCCTAGAAATTTTATCATTTTTCTCTTGACATTCTACATAGATCCAGTTATACTGTGATCTAAATGGCAGGGTTATATCATGAGTTTATATATTGACGTTAAATACCTCAACTTAATATCCCATAGATTCGAAAGATTTAAACGAAAAGACGATTATCTCTTCAACGTGAGATGTCCTATCTGTGGCGACTCCCAAAAGAAAAAGAGTAAGATGCGTGGTTACTTTTACCGCAAAGAAGGTGGTATGTTCTATAAGTGCCACAACTGTGATTATGGTACAAATTTTGGTAATATGCTGAAGCAACTAGATCAGCTATCTTACAAAGAATATGTCCTTGAGAGATATCAAAACGGACAATCAAAATTCACTTCACATAAAGAACCAGAACTGCCAGACTTTAAGCCTAAGTTTCGTGAACAGTTTGCACCCATACCACCCAAGCCTAAAAGTCTTATAGATAGTTTAATGGATAGACTTGATACTTTACCGTATGATCATGAAGCGGTAAAATATTGTGAGTCACGGGCTATACCAAAAAGTGCGTATGATAGATTGTACTATGTTGATAATATCCAAGACGTGGTTCAATTGAATCATAAGTATAAAGAGTCTATTAAAACAGAAGAACCCCGGCTAGCCATTCCTTTCTTTGACGGTAATGGAAAACTTCTGTCGGTAGCACTTAGAGCAATGCGTGGAGAATCTCTACGTTACATTATTATTAAGGTGCATGAAGATGCACCAACAGTATTCGGTCTTGATAAGATCGATGTGAATGAGCAAATCACAGTGGTTGAAGGACAACTTGATAGCTTATTTTTGGACAATGCGATCTCTGTATCGGGAACTAGTTTCTCAAAGATAGAGAGTCTCAATTTGCCCAAAGAACGGTTGAATATCGTATTTGATAATCAACCTAAGAATACTGAAATCTGTAAGTTAATGAAGAAATATATAGATTTGCAGTATTCCATTTGTATCTGGCCAGACGAAGTTTCTGGTAAAGATATTAATGAAATGGTACTGAGTGGGTTGACACGGCAACGTATTTCTGATATAATACGTAATAATACTTTTGCTGGTCTTCAGGCTCAGATGAAATTATCTTCATGGAAAAAATGTTAGGAGAAATTGAACATGACGATTTGGCAAAAGATCAAAGCCTTTTTTGGTGTATTAGACTACAACAAAGACGGTGTGGTATCCTCCCAAGATGCGAAAGACGCAGTGGCGGATGCTAAAAATAAGGTAACTGATACCGTTGACGAAATCAAAACTGAGACTAAACGCAGAGTTAAGCGAGTCAAAGAAGAGATTTCAGATGTAGCAGAAGCCGCAAAAGATGTCGCTGACCAAGCTGGCGATGTAGTTGATGCTGTCAAAGGTAAACCAAGACGTGGTAGACCTAAGAAAGCAGGTACTAAAAAAGCACCAGCAAAGAAAAAATAAAAACCTAATCCCTTAACCACGGACTATATTATGCAACAATCAGTAAAATTGATAGGTTTGACATCCCCAAGTGCTATCACGGGAACAAGAACGGCAGAAGAACTAGTAGCTTATGCCGCCCGTGTTAGCAACCCAGGGAATCAGAACAACGAAAAAACTGCACCAAAATTACTTTCCTACTTGATCAAGGAGAATCACTGGTCTCCGTTTGAAATGGTATCTATGACTATGGAAATAGTTACTACCAGAGACATATCCAGACAGATTATTCGCCATCGTAGTTTTAGTTTTCAAGAGTTCAGTCAGCGGTATGCGGTATCTAACGATTTCGTAACCCGTGAAGCGCGACTACAAGACAAAAAGAATCGCCAGAACAGTATAGCGATTGACCGTAAAGATGTTAAGCAAATCGAACTTGCTGAAGAGTGGAATATGCAACAGGTCAAACTAACAGAAAAAATTAAAAAACTATACAAGTGGGCATTAGACAATGGCATCGCAAAAGAACAAGCACGTGCCATTTTACCAGAAGGTAACACGATGACTACATTGTATATGTCTGGTACACTCAGAAGCTGGATTCATTATTGTCAGTTACGTAAAACAAATGGCACTCAAGCAGAGCATATGGAAGTTGCTGAACTAGCTTGGAAAGTTATTGAAGCACAGTTTCCTAATGTGACAGAAGCGGTCGATAATCTTGATTCATAGCATCTATATACCTACAGTCAGAAGAGCAGACAATCAAATATTTTTTGAAAGTCTGCCTCGTGAACTTCAAGAGAAAGTCATAATGGTAGTCCAACCAGATGAGCGACACCTGTACAACTATGACTGTGAGTACCTTGAGATACCACAGAGTATTGTAGGTAGCTGGACACAACTAGCACAGACTAGACACTTTATTCATAAACACGCTGGTGCCGTAAAATACGCAGTGGTGGACGATGATATAACCCTAAAGAGAAGAAACTCAAAGTACTGGACAGGCGAATCAAACATGGAGACAAGCAGACAGCCTGCAACTTCATCTGAGATTTTGCGGTGCTTTGAGCAACTATCATCTTGGTTAGATGAAGACGATATTGGTATTGCGGGTGCATCAAATAGTGAAGCACCACCAGCAAATGCTGAATGGGTAGATACCAAAGGTATATTCTCTATGGTATTTGTTGACGGTAGAATGTTATCACCAGTACTTGATGAAATGGATATAACTTCTATTCGTGTAGCAGAGGATGTGTTGTTCATTTATGAATGTTTATCTAAGGGTATCAATACCAGACAATCTACAGAGTGGATGTATGACAATGGTTCTCTTAGATCAAGTATGCAAGACTCTAGAGTAATCTGGACTGATATGCATGAAGAGAAGTTGGATGATTATTTTCAGACTGACGAACATTATGGCGCACTTGAATTCATTAGAAACAAATTCCCAGAAGGTATGAAGATTTACGAAAAAGATGGTAAAAGAAAAAATACCAAGTACTGGAAAAAAGTTTATAAACCACGTAACACACCTTCATTAGAGGCATTATTGAATGATTGAAACACCATTTGCAAACTCATTTTATGAAACCAGTAATATTTTGCGTAAGGGGTACTGGGATAAATCAGAGGATTCTCCTGAACTTATTAGTACCATGATGGAAGAATTTAAGTTTGGTTTTCCTCTTGAGTCCATGCGAGAGAGTATGAACCCAGACACTAAATTGGACAACAGAAAATTTTGGTACTCAACAGACAGTCAAGAAAACTGGGAAAAGAATCAACAACGCCAAGAAGAGATTGAAAGTGCTGGATGGTTAGATTATGAAATTACATACGATTTCAATAGTTATGGCTTTAGAAATAAAGAGTTCGTACCAGAAGAAGATGCTATTATTGCTGTAGGAGATTCACTTTCATTTGGCACTGGATTACCTAGAGAAATGACATGGCCTGACATGATAGAAAAACGCACTGGTAGAACCGTATTTAATTTATCATTACCAATGCATTCGCTTGACTCTTCCTTCAGAATACTGTATACTTGGTTAACTACTCTAAAATCTAAGACGGTATTAATGTTAGAAAACTCTCCTATAGTCAGAGAGATTTATTTAGAGAATGTTGGCTCATGGTCAAATGCAGAATGGAAAACTAATCTACCATTAGACCCGAGCGAGAGAATACTATCTCGCGCAAAGAATTTATTAGCAATACATACTTGGTGCGATATGCATGGAGTTGAGTTGATCGTAATAGATTGTAAGACCCGACACGATATGGGTACGAAAGCATATAAAGATAATATAGGTACCAAATATAACATAGCAAGAGACTTGATGCACCCTGGAATAAACTTTCACAAAGTGCATACAGAACTATTTTTAGAAAAACTTGGAGACATAAATTAATGAAGAAGAATGATATAATTTCAGTAGTGACCGCGGCAGGTGAGTTCATAGGAAAATTTAAAGATGAAAATACCACCAAATTAATAATTACAGACCCTCGTATGCTAATCAACACTCCAGAAGGTATGGGATTTGCACGTGGAGTCTGTGTCAGTGGAGTAGAAAATCCAGAAGAGATGTCTTTTTATACAGGTGGTATTGTTTTTGTTGCCCCCACGAATGAAGATATTCAAAAGTCTTATAGACAGGCAGTCAGTGGTTTAATCGTTTAAGGGTAACAGAGAGATGGCGAAACAAGAATATTTAGGACTACAAATAGATTTATCACGCGATGGTCTGTTTGATAAACTAGGAATACAAAGACTTAAAGAAAGTTATATGCGCGAGGATGAACAGAGTCCACAAGAAAGATTCGCCTTTGTAAGTAAACAGTTTTCTTCAAATGAAGAACACGCACAGAGATTATACGATTACTCTTCCAAACATTGGTTGTCGTATTCTACACCAATTTTATCGTATGGCAGATCCAAAAAAGGTATGCCAATATCTTGCTTTTTAAATTACATTAACGACACTGCGGAGGGGCTAGTTGAAAATCTGTCCGAAACAAACTGGCTTAGTATGCTTGGTGGCGGTGTGGGGATTGGGTTTGGCATCCGTGCTGCCGATGACAAATCTGTTGGCGTCATGCCTCATCTCAAAACCTACGATGCAAGTAGTCTCGCATACAGACAGGGAAAAACTAGACGCGGAAGTTATGCCGCATACCTCGATATTTCGCACCCGGACATTACCATGTTTCTGGAAATGCGTAAGCCAACCGGTGATCAAACTGTTCGATGTCTAAATCTACACCATGGTATCAATGTCAGTGATCGTTTTATGGAAATCATTGAACGATGTATGTTAGATCCAGAAGCAGATGACGGATGGAATCTATGTGATCCACATTCAGGTGCAGTAAGAGAAACGGTATCAGCAAAAGCATTGTGGCAGAGAATACTAGAAATGAGAATGGAAACTGGTGAGCCATATGTCCATTACATCGATACTAGCAACAGAGCATTACCAGAATTTCAGAAAGAACTAGGTCTAAAGATTCATCAATCTAATCTATGTTCAGAGATCATTCTACCAACTGATAAAGATAGAACTGCGGTATGCTGTCTGTCTTCAGTCAATCTTGAACATTACGATGCTTGGTCAAAAGACCCCATGTTCTTGAGAGATATGGCAGAGATGTTGGACAACGTATTACAATTTTTCATTGACAACGCACCAGATGAGGTAAGCCGTGCCAAGTTCTCAGCAACTAGAGAACGTAGTATTGGAATTGGTGCATTGGGATTTCATGCTTACCTACAGAAAAAAGGACTACCTTGGGAAAGTGCATTGACAAAGGGTGCTAACCTAAGAATGTTCAAACTTATTAGGAGCAAATTAGATGAAGCAAACTTACAACTGGGTAAAGAGAGAGGCGAGGCTATTGATGCAAAGGGCACGGGTAGAAGATTTAGCCACGTTATGGCTATCGCTCCTAATGCTAGTAGTAGTATTATTATGGGAAACACTTCGCCGAGCATTGAGCCTTATAGGGCTAACGCATACCGTCAGGACACACTTAGTGGCGCGTACCTCAACAAAAATAAGCATCTGGACAACCTCATTAAAGATAAAATTGATGCTGGCGAAAAGATCGATTATGATGAAACTTGGTCTTCGATAATCTCAAATGATGGTTCAGTACAACACTTGAAGTACCTTACAGATTACGAGAAAGATGTGTACAAGACTGCAATGGAAATTGATCAGAGATGGGTTATTGAACACGCGGCCACACGCCAAACATTCATTGACCAAGCGCAGTCTCTAAATTTGTTTTTTAGACCAGATGTAAATATTAAATATCTCCACGCGGTACACTTTATGGCATGGAAACAAGGATTGAAAACATTATATTATTGTCGCTCTGAGAAACTAGGTAAAGCCGATAAGGTGTCCAAGAGAATTGAGCGAGATGTAATCAAAGAACTTGATATGTCCGCGCTTGCAAACGATGAGGATTGTTTGGCTTGTGAAGGATGATGATCTCTACTTTTATGAAATTATACATATCAATACCACATGAAAAAAGAATTGCGATTGTTGTTTCTGGTGGTTGGGACAGTGCTTGTTTATGGTACATGGTTAAGAAGATTTGTCTAGAAAGAGGACAAGAATGTACTGCTTATACCGTACCAAAATTAGACGGCGCTGAACATTATGCCAATCTCGTATTAAAATGGGCAAGTGAAAAGTTAGGATATGAATTTGAGCCTACCCGCATAGTAGGGCAGATTACCTCAGAAAATCCTTCAGACTACGTAACGAGTGGCGCACATGAAATTTTTGATAAGGGGTACGCAGATTACCTCTTTAATGGAATGAATGCATACCCACCAGATCAAAGGGATATGATGCCAAAAGGTTATCCTATGCCCAATGATAGGTTTACACCAACAGAACATGAGAAGCAATATGTTTCACATCCTTTTGCCGATTTAACAAAAGACCAAACTATACAACTAGGATTCGACTTAGGCATAGCAGAAGATATTATGCCAATTACCCACAGTTGTACAGAACAGAACAGAGGCAGGTGTAATAATTGTTGGTGGTGTGCAGAGAGAGCATGGGGTTTTAAACGAATTAACAAACAGGATAAAGGAAATGAGTAAAGTTTTAATTAAATCAAGGGATGATTGTCATTATTGTAGTGAAGCAAAGATGTTTTTACAGGGAATGGAAGTCGATTTTGAAGTACAGCACCAACCAACAGGACAAGTACCACAAGTTTATATAGGAGACCATCATGTTGGTGGTTATAATGACCTAGTGGATTTTTCAATGACACAAGAATTTGACAAACTAATTAACGAATAAGGAAAAGATATGTCACCCAAACTAGGACTCCAAGACCCGAGAGAATATTTCAAACCATTTAATTATCCATGGGCATATGACGCATGGTTAAAGCACGAACAGTCGCACTGGCTTCACACTGAAGTTCCTATGTCTGAAGATGTAAAAGATTGGAAAAATAAGTTATCTGACGCAGAGAAAGGATTTCTTACTAATATCTTTAGATTCTTCACGCAAGGAGATATTGATGTAGCAGGTGGTTATGTAGATAACTATCTACCTCATTTCCCACAACCAGAAGTAAGAATGATGCTTATGGGTTTTGCCGCACGTGAGGCACTCCACGTAGCCGCGTACAGTCATTTGATTGAGACATTGGGTATGCCAGAGTCAACTTATAATGAGTTCCTGGAGTATCAAGCTATGGCAGACAAGCACCAGTATTTTGTTGAGTTATCTTCTACAAATGGTGATAAGCAAAGTATCGCTACCAATATTGCGGCATTTAGCGCATTTACTGAGGGTATGCAATTGTTCTCCTCATTCATTATGTTGTTGAACTTTCCGCGACATGGTAAGATGAAAGGTATGGGTCAGATTGTCACGTGGTCAATTGTAGACGAAACCATGCATGCCGAATCAATGATTAAATTGTTTAGATCATATGTAAATGAGAACTTGGAAATCTGGAATGATGTAACAAAAGAAAAGATTTACAGTATAGCAGAAAAAATGGTAGAACTTGAAGATAAGTTTATTGACCTTGCATTTGCTCTAGGTCCTATGGAAGGGCTTACTTCAGAAGAAGTCAAAAAATATATCAGATACATTGCAGATCGTAGATTGATATCTCTTGGCATGAAAGGTATCTTTAAAGTCAAAAAGAACCCATTGTTGTGGGTAGAAGAAATGATCAACGCACCTACTCATACAAATTTCTTTGAGAACCGTGCTACTGACTATGCTCGGGGTGCTTTGGATGGTGACTGGTCTGACGTATGGGCGGCATAAATGGGAGACAGCAAGCTAAAATATCTGTGGAAATTATGGGCTATGTCTCTTGGTGAGAAAGCATCAGATGACAGTAAAGACGCAGACCGTGTTGCAATCATTCGTAGCATTGTAGTCTTAGTAAATTTCATTACTTGTTTCTTTATCATTGCAGGAAATATACATAATTGGTAGTATACATATGAATAGAAAATACATTGATTATTTCCATTGCATAGCAGAAGAAACAGCAAGACTGTCTACTGCTAAAAAACTAAAAGTCGGGTGTGTTATCGTAAAAGATACACGCATTTTATCTATAGGCTACAATGGTACTCCTTCTGGTTGGGACAACGACTGTGAAGTAAACGGAAAGACCAAGCCAGAAGTACTCCATGCAGAAGCAAATGCATTGATGAAACTGGCAAAGTCAACTGAAAGTTCAGAAGATGCGGTTCTGTTCATAACGCATTTTCCTTGTATTGAGTGTGCCAAACTGATTTATCAGGCAGGCATATCTAAAGTATATTATGGACAATTCTATGAAGCATCGAAAGGAGCTGGTGATTCATTTTTAAAAAAGGCAGGTATAGAATTATATGCAAAAACCTAAAACAATAGAGTGTATGTCTTGTGAGGCAGTATACCAGATAAAACATGATATGTCTGAGACACATTACTTACCACAGTACTGTGCATTTTGTGGTGAACCTATTGAAGAAGAAGATAGTTTACCTGTAGAAGATGAATTCGATGAATTCGATGATAACTCAATTGATCTAGAACAAGAATGGTAGGAGAAATACCAATGAATAAGATTTTAATGTACGCAACTTTTTTTATTGTAGGACTATGGACAGGTGCCGCTCACGGTACACCCGATGCAGAAATCTATGATTTCCCAATCACAAGAGTTATTGATGGTGACACGGTAGCATTTGAAGCATCATTTCTACCAGCACCTTTGAAACAAGAATTGTCTATCCGAGTTTATGGTGTTGACACACCAGAAAAGTCTTGGCGTGGTTCGTGTGACTATGAGAAAGATTTGGGTGAGCAAGCATCTAAATTTACTGAACAGATGTTATTTCACGGTGAAAAAGATATCAAGGTAATGATCATGAAGTGGGACAAGTTTGGTGGTCGTGTTCTTGGTGATGTAATTGTTGATGGGGTATCCCTCAGAGATGCACTTTTAGCAAACGGTTATGCCAGAGAGTATTTTGGCGACAAAAAGGAAAGCTGGTGTGAGTAAAGGTAGTAAACAGAGACCCACCAATAAAGAAGCATTCGATAAAAATTATGATGCTATCTTTAATAAAGAAAAAGATAAGAAATCATTCAAGCACATACAACAAGATTCTACGGAACTCAATGGTGACGGCAACAGAGAGCGTGGTAGATACGGTGAGGACCTGTCTGTAGATGAATAGACTGTTTGCTTTTGGCTGTAGCTTTACGAACTATTACTGGCAAACTTGGGTTGATTCTATTGCAGATCAATTCAATGAAGTTCAGAATTGGGGTATGACAGGCGGTGGTAACCAGTCTATATCAATAAGACTTACCCAATGTCATAAGTCTCACAATATTACCAAAGACGATACAGTTCTTATTATGTGGACAAATGTCGCAAGAGAAGATAGATGGTCAACTATCGGTTGGGAAAATGCTGGTAATAGAAGAACCAACCCAGATGATTTACAATGGTATGCTTTAAGAGACTATACAACGATAGCAAATACGGTATGGTTGTTGAATCATATAGGATGTAAGTACGAAATGTACAGTATGATACCAATAACAGAAAGATACGACCAGTATGATTCTGGACCTAATAATATATTTGAAAAAGCCAAAACTATAGCAGATATTTATGGAAATGAGTTAGAAAGAATTAAACCAAGTGTAATGGATGTTTTATATAATGGTCGATGGCCAGATCCTTCTGGCAAGAACGGCACAAGAGATATGCATCCTTTACCAAGTGAACATTTAAAATATATGGACCTCGTGTCATCATATACACCAACTGAAGATGCAAGAAAAAGAGCATACGAACAAGATACGTGGATCAGAAACAAAATAAAAAGTTTTGGTAAAAGTGATAAGATGTTATTAAGAGAAGAACTGACTGAAATCAGGAAAATCATACAGCCCTCTCATAAAAAAATTCGCTCTGGTTTACAATTTTATGATTTAATATCTTATGAATGAGAACGAATTAGAAGAGTGGGTAAATAAACACCCCGCAAAAGCAAATGCTGTATTGCCTACCTGTATAGTTTTGGGTGCAGTTACCATGCAAGCATTTCTAATATTTTTGATTGACTGGTGGATATACATACACTCATTTTAATCATATAAATAATAGTATCGTTAATTATTATGGTGCTATTATGGCTGTGAAGAAAAAGAAACGTAAGGCAAAAGAACCCAAAGTACACCGTGTGTACTGTACCTATTTTCCAGATGGCAAATACTACATTGGGTACTCTTGTAAGTCTGAAAAACTTTATGAAAAGTATTTTGGTAGTTCTAAGTATGTTACCGAGTACGAAGGTGATCTAAAGAAAGAGACTCTAGCGATATATACGCAAAAGTCTTATGCTAAAATGCAAGAATTTTTATTGCAATGGCAACAGCGAGAAGACCCCAATTGTCTAAACGATATGTTGAATATCAGATTGCGAAGGAGTCACCTCTCAGATTTTAAACCAATTAAGTGGAAACCATAAATGGCATTCTTACTATTACTAATTGCATCCGCACTAGCAGTATCAGCCGTAGCAGGTTGGTTCTCAATTGTAGGTCTTATGGCAATCTTTCCAACAGCCGCATTTTCTATCATGGTTATGGGTATCGTATTAGAAATAGCAAAATTGGTCACAGCATCTTGGTTGTATAGAAACTGGCAGAAAGCCCGTTTCATCATGAAGACTTATTTTACAGCCGCTGTAATAATTTTATCAATCATTACGTCTATGGGTATCTTTGGATATCTTTCCAAAGCACATATAGAACAAACAGTATTAACAGGAGGTGGCAATGCACTACAAATCACCAATTTGGAAAGAAAGATCACGGTTGAAGAGAATAAGATCACTACTGCACAACGACAGACCGATCAACTCAACACAACCGTTGAAACTCTCATTGAGTATGACAGGATACGGGGTAGGTCGGGCGCGACCGCTGTACGTAAGTCTCAGGAAGAGGAAAGAAAGGCTCTCAGCTTGGCAATCGACACCGCGGTGTCTAAAATTGAATCGTTTCAAGAAACGTTACTTCCGCTCAAGGCAGATAGGATTGGACTAGAAGCAGAAGTTGGTCCATTAAAATATATTGCAGAGTTGATATATGGTGAGTCCAGTACAGAGGTACTTGACAAAGCGGTACGATTTGTTATCATTATGCTTGTATTTGTATTTGACCCTCTTGCTATACTGCTGGTCATAGCCGCCAACATGAACTTTATGGAACGTAGAGGCGAAAGTATCACGTTTATAGGCGAGGAAGACTTAGAGAAGCCACAAGTAGATTTTGGTATAGCACCAGAACCAGAACCACAGCCAGTCAAAGATTCACCAAACGTTACAGAAGATGAAGTTGAACAGTTTAAAAGACTTGATCGCGGACTACGTAAGAAAATGGAATGGATAATTGATAGCAAAGATGAGCAATAAGTACTGTTACGGTGCCAATACACAACACCTGTGTAATTTAAATCAACCCTTTTATATACCAGACGGCTCTAATAGTAACTGGACTGGTGACCCCATAAACTATACCACAAACTCATGGGGTTTCAGATCAGAAGAGTTTTATGGCGAAGACAGAAATTCTATAATATTTTTAGGGTGTAGCCATACATTCGGAATAGGATTACCAGTACATAATATTTGGTGTCATCTAGTAGCAGAAGAGATGGGTTTACCATACTACAATTTAGCAGTTGGTGCAGGTAGTCTAGATTCTGCATTCAGAGTATTAGATGAGTGGCTGCCAGTTATGAAGTCTAAGCACGTTTTCTTACAGATTCCAAATAACAGAAGAGAGATCATTGATCCTAATGGAAATAGCATCAATGTATTGCCAACTAAATCTAGCAAATGGGACATATTGTTACTCAATGATTATGAGATAAACAGAACTAAAAATTTACTGGCAATGAGACAAATTTGCAGTACTTATGGTAGTAAGTTTACTTGTTTAGATTCTGAAAATTTCTTTGATGGAGGTCCTATACCACACGAAAAAGCAAGAGATGGTTTACACTATGGTCCTTCACAGCACCGACATTTTGCAAAAATAATACTTGACATTTGATTTTAAACCATATATAATAAGGATTATGAATATGAAAGTTGGCTTTACTTGCTCGGCGTTTGACCTGCTTCATGCAGGGCACGTACAAATGTTGCGAGATGCAAAAGAACAATGTGATTTTCTGATCTGTGGATTACAGGTAAATCCTACCTACGACAGACCAGAGAAGAATAGCCCAATCCAATCCATAGTGGAGAGGTATACTCAATTGAAGGCTATTCGCTATGTGGATGAAATAATTCCGTATAGTAGTGAAAAAGACCTAGAAGACATATTATCCATGTACTCATTGGATGTGCGAATTCTAGGGGAAGAGTATAAAGAGAAGGACTTTACAGGGAAAGATATTTGCAAAGCGCGAGACATCGCCCTGTATTTTAATAAGCGGGATCACCGCTTTTCAACCAGCGACTTACGTAGTCGCGTATGTATCGGATAGGAGATATTATGACAAAAGAAACTTATATTAGCCAGTTGCAATCTGGCACCAAAAAGATCACATTCACGAAAGTGGATGGAAGTGAGCGAGTGATGAATGCGACACTTGACCCTGCCGTGCTTAACAAAGTATACGGAGAGCAAGTATCTGCCACGCAGAGAAACGCATCAACTTTGACCGTTTTCGATACGGACAAGAAAGACTGGAGAGCCATGAGGCTTGACAGCATCAAATCTTTTGAATAAAAGAGGTTGACATTTGGTAGGATTCCTGTTAATATATAATATTACAATATACAAACAGGAGTCCTATCATGGCAAAAGTAAAACCAAAGATCAAATACGAAGAGTTTCGTAAAGAACCAAAAAAAATACGTAAGAAACGTAAGCCGATGACCGAAGAGCAGAAAGCCGCGGCATCTGCTAGACTTGCTAAAGCTAGAGAAGCAAGAGCAAAGAAAAACCCTCCAAAGAATACTGGTATTCACCCAGATGTATTAGCAAAGCCCGATGATGATCCTTTGTCACTTGTAAAAGTGCGAGAGTGGATTAAGTCCAACAAAGAGAAGTTGCAGGGTGCCAAACAAGAAGAGCGAAGTGGTGCCAAAGGTGGCATTGCAAAAGTTGCATCTCTTGAAGGGTACATCCGGTCTATGGAACAATATATTCGTAGTAGTGTATGGAACGATATGTTCTACGGTGAACACCGTTCGATGAGGATTAAACAATCATGTCTCGCAATGGCATACAACCCAGATGGTACACCAAAAAGAACTAAGGGTATATTCTATCCAGATATTGGTGTGACATGGCAGGGTGAAGATGCTTATGCTGAACACATGGCAAGACTCGAGGAGGAATTAGTATGATTGTTGTAGACTATTCCCAAACTGCAATCAGTAACTTTATGGCTGAGATCAATCACCGTAAAGACTCATCCATTGAGGTAAATGTACCTCTCATTCGACATATGATTCTCAATACCCTACGCTCTTATAGAGCCAAGTTTGGTGAAGAGTATGGTGAACTTGTAATCGCCTGTGACAATAGGCACTACTGGCGCAGAGAAATCTTTCCGCAGTACAAAGCTGGTCGTAAGAAAGGTAGAGATGCAAGTGGACTAGATTGGAACTCTATCTTTGAAGCACTCAATGCAGTGCGAGATGAGATTGATGAATTCATGCCTTACCCTGTAATCAATGTACATGGTGCAGAGGCAGATGATGTGATTGGTGCTCTGGCTACTTATAGTCAGACTAATGACCTAACTGAACATCCTCTGTTTCAAGAACCACAGCCATTTATGATTATATCTGGTGACCATGACTTCAACCAATTACAAAAGTATAGCAATGTATCACAATACTCACCTGGTAAGAAGCGACTGATCAAAATTACTGAACCCGCTGACCATGTTATAATGGAACACATCATTACAGGTGACAAGGGTGATGGTGTGCCTAACATACTGAGCGATGATGACTGTTTTGTAGAAGGCAAGCGACAGCGACCTATTCGTAAAACTCTATTAGCAGAGTGGAAAGCAAAACCACCTGAAGAGTGGATTACGGGTGATATGGCACATGGGTATACCAGAAACAAAGCACTGGTCGATCTCTCCATGACTCCTACAGCTATCTGTGAAGAGATAGTTGACAGTTACGAGTCACAACTTGGACAGGGTCGTGGTGATATGTTTAACTATTTTGTCAAATACCAATTAACCGGCATGATGAATGTCATACAGGACTTTTAGTATGGATCTTTTTCAGTTTGCTATGTACATTATATTTGGTACACTATTCGTAGTCTGGTGGATAATTGGCTATGAGGATGACTAAATAGTATTGTTAATATAAAATAGTGGAGTTGATATGAAGAAGTTTAGACAAGTTGACGAAGGTTTGACATGGGTACTTGAAGCAAAGTCCGTTGATGATCAAGTCGGTAGATTAAAAGATTGGGCTAGCACAACACAGTGCCTTGTACCAGTTGTTAGAATTGGTGTAGGAGCAGAAAAACCAGATTTCGGTATACCAGAAGGTATGCCAGACACCGTAAAAATCAAAGACGATATTCCAGAAGGTATGGGTAATACTACCATTAATCTTGAGTGGCGTAGAATTTCTGGTTTCATAAACCCAGACGCACCAATTCACAACATTAGCCAAGCAAGGCGTGAAAGCGTATGGGTACAGATACTAGAAGGATTACATCATGCAGAAGCTAAGGTGCTTACTGCGGTAAAAGATGGTAAACTTCTAGACATCTATCCAAAACTGGAAAAGATGTTACCTACATTGGGTATTACGGAATACAATAAACCCAAAGCAAAACGCAAACCTAAAGCAAAAAAGGAGAAGTAATGAAGACTGAGATGGTTAAAGCCGCACAGGCTTATTTTGAAGGAGCAAAACAAAAGCACGTTTTAAATGCGCTTTTAATTTTAGAAAAACCAGCCGCGGTTGCAGAACATCCAGACATTATGGCTACACTTGAAACGGAATTAGGTCAAGTAGCACATTATAGTGATCTTCTCAGTGCGTTACAGGAAGTTGGTCCAAGGAATGTACAGATGACTTTACAGGAACAAAATATGGATGGTGTATCTGGTGGGTTAGGTACGGATAGGGTAACATTTACACCTCTTGAACCATAGGTTTGTACGGATCATAAAATCTACCCCATTGCCAACCATCTGGCAATTCAAATTCTAACAATACAAGGTGCCTCTTGCCATTCGGTTCAACGCACCATTTTCTTTTGGGTCTCTGAAAAGCCTTCATTCTAATTTTGTTGATGGTATCTTTTGTATGCTTACGACCGTACATAGGGTTAAATTCACCACCTCTGGTGCCAGTCATAGTCGCAGATATTTTCTTTTTATGATCCTCTTTCAACCCACTTGTGGCTGGGTGATTATCTCCCAACTTGGCTTGCCTAATTCTCTCTCTACCTTCTGGTGTGTGCCAAGCGGTGCGGTCACGACACTTATCTACTATTGGCAAGTTGGCAGTATTCAGTGTGATTACATAATCACGTATATCCTCAACAGATGATTTCTTAATGATCATCTCTCTTGGTTTAGGTACTTGCTGGAGTGAGTCTTCATCAACTATCCAGAACTCTTTTCGGTGCTGGAAGAGAAAGAAACGAGTGGAACGGGGCATAATGTAGCTATCCTGTAAAATATTATCAATTTTCTTCTATTTATATGCAAAAAAGGGTTGACTTTTACCCAGGAATGGTGCATAATATACTTGTAAATGAGAGAGGATATCAAATGTTAATAGATTATGTAAGTGCGAATAACGGTGGACTTCAGTTCTTTGGTGCATCCGGTGATGCAATCTGGTGTGAAGTTGGTTACGGTAAGACTGCCGCTGAATGTCAAGAAATCATTTCTGAGAATGGACTTTCTGACCAAGTAATGGCTTCTTCATCAATGGACTTTGCTAGTGAGTATGGTTTCGCTAGTAACGATGATGCCAATGCTATGTACTATGAAGCAATCAAGAATTGTTCATCCGACAACTGGAAAGGTCTTTCTGCGGAGTAATCTATGAAAATCGCTATCTATACCCAAATCGAAGAAAACTACGGTGCCCATGACTGGGATGGCAAGGGTTCTTGTCCTCAGTATTGGAAGATGAAAGGTGGTAATACCTATATCATCGATATGGTGTCCGTTGAACAAGCAACAGACTCAGAATTCTGGGATGCCGCCACTCAAGCGATTACCCAATCCAACGAGTCTTGGCAAGAGTATGTAATTGGTTCTGACCTACTGGACGATTGTGAAGCGGTCACTATGGATCCATGGGAGTCTGCAATTCATATTGGACCAGATGTTGGGTCCGATGCGTGGTTAGCACTTCAGACCGAAGTGAATGGTGAGTACAATCACCTGGCACCAGAAGTTGCTAAAAAGTATTCCGCATGGAAACTAATCAATGGTGAGCAGGAAGATTTTAAATGTTCACTAGAATTTACCAACGGCAAGATACTGCCATGGGCAGAGGCTTGTGAGTATCTTAGCGAACTGAGGGCAGCCGCATGATGGAAATATACAATAAGTATGGTTGGAACTTGCAGGGTATGCAAGTCACCGCAGGGTACCTGGATGGTGATCAACCAGTTTCAGGTGTTGTGGTAAATAGCCGCGTACAATATGGCGGTAAGGTGTCCCATACAATTCTTTTAGATGATGGTTTTAATTACCAAGGTATCATTTTCCGTGATGCTGGTGAGACCGTCAATGTGGATCAGGAATTTATAAATTCTGTGTCCGAATGTTCTGGTTCTGTAGTCAGTAACTCCTATGGTAGGTCAATTTCATTTCAAGATGGTAAATCAGCACTTGACTTTTTTGGCGAAGAAGAGTATACTGCTATTAAGAATGGCACTCATTCAGAGTATAGCTATATGGAGGTATAATTGAACGTATTTTATTTACACGAAAACCCAACACTCGCCGCAGAGTACCACGTAGACAAGCACGTGGTCAAGATGGCTGTCGAGTATTCACAACTACTATCTACCGCACACCGAGTACTTGACGGTGTTGAGTGGTATGACAAGACCGCAAATGGTCGCAAGATCAAGCGATGGCGCCACCCGGATGCCAGTCGAGATGACATCCTATACAAAGCATCCCACGTGAACCATCCATCCAATATCTGGTGTCGAGCATCAAAGCAGAACTATGACTGGCTGTACCAGTTGTTCCTCGCTACCCTTGACGAGTACACCTACCGCTATGGCAAGATTCATGGTTGTGCTAAAATGGTACACGTCCTACGAGACTCGCCTACCAACATACCAGACATAGGGTTTACTCAACCCACACCAGCAATGCCAGATCAGTACAAATCAGATGATTCCATTGAGGCATATCGCAACTACTACATTGGTGAGAAGTCTGGGTTTGCATTGTGGAAAAAGCGTGATGTACCTACTTGGTATCAGCAAGAAAGTGCTTGACAAAAGCCTAAATCCTGCTATAATATGTTATTAAATTGGAGTTTGTAATGAGAAACAGAGAAACACTTGAGGTAATTATTACCAAATTGAACAAAGCAATGAAAAGTCCAGATATTTCTATCCAAGAATATGTGTCGCTCAAGCGAGAATGCGACAAGTATTGCCTTGAATTGGCTGAAGTAAAACTTGGAGGAACGGGATATGCAAAGTACGCCTAATAGGGAGAAGTACATACTGGTCGACTGTGACGGAGTATGCCTCGATTGGGAACAAGCATTCTTCATGTGGATGCACCACAGAACGTTAGAGCCTGCTGTAGAGAACTACAAAGAACTCTACAACGTCAACGAGTGGTACGGACTTGACAGAGAGACTGGTAAGAGACTGGTCGCAGAATTCAATGCTAGTGCCGCTATGGGCTTTTTACCTCCTCTGAGAGATGCCCAGTGGTATATCAAAATGCTTGCAGAAAAACATGGGTACCAGTTTATTGCGGTTACCAGTATGAGTAGCGATCCGTTTGCTCAGAAGTTAAGAATCAGCAACTTAAAAAAGCTATTTGGAGAACATACCTTTGCAGAGTATCACATCCTAGGGTGTGGTGATGACAAAGATGAAATCTTGATGGAACTCTCTAATAAATACGAAGGATGCTGGTGGGTAGAAGACAAGCCAGCCAACGCAATTGTTGGAAATGATCTTGGGTACAACAGTATTCTGGTAGAACATACTCATAATATGAACATGAACTTACCAGAAGAGATCCAAGTGGTCAGAAATTGGGAAGAAATTTACGCCCTAATTACGGAGTAATAAATAAATGGTTGATTTAATTGCAGGTAAAGACCTGCTTTATCTCGCACTTTTTTGTGTGGGAATTATCTGTTCATATGCATCTGGTAAAGCATATGGTTTAAATGTAGGCGGTGTAGTCGGTATGAATCTCATGAAAGAGTTTTTCAAAAGCAAATTAGGCGAAGATGAAGTCAATGAGATGGTCGACAAGGGACCGTGGAATTACGAAAACTGGTTGAGAAAAGTAAGTAGAGAAGGCTAAGTGAGTAAGTTATCGGATGACATTTTTCTAAATAGTTCCTCAGATGGCGCAAAGTCAAACGGACCAGAGATTAGACAATGGTTTCCTAGTGACACACCTGAGAACTGGGACCACAATGTAAAACACAACTTGAAGAAACTTCAGGAAAGTGGTTGGATCAAATCTGGTACCAAAGACGAACCAAAAGAAATCTTATATAGAATCAATAAAAATGGTTATAGAACTGACCATATCATACCTACCAGAATCGAACATAGGTGTGCATTCTTTCTGGGGTGCAGTAATATGTTTGGTATAGGTATTCATGAGAAGCACACCATACCATATCTATTTCAACAGGCACTGGATCAAACGCATAATACATTCACCTGTATCAATTTTGGACAGCCAGGTGGTTCGTTAGATTCTTGTGTCCGTACAGCCATGGCTTGGGCACCAATACTCAAACCACAACTGATATGCTTACTCTTGCCACCTGGGCTGAGAAGAGAGTTATGGAAACCACCATCAATCAATGCTGATATGATAGACGAAGGTAATACGTGGTTACAGTACGGAGTCAGAAGTAACATTCCTACTAATTACCAAAAGATCGTAGAAGAAATCTTTATCACACCACAAGAAGAGATGGTAAACACTGCAAAAAATCTATGGGCATTGAAGGGTCTATCACTCAATCACAATGCTAGGTTTCTTGTAGCATCCGCGTACCAGGTGCCAGAATCTATCAGTACAGAAACAACTGGTAAGGCTAGAGACTTGAAACACTTTTCAGCGAAATGGCACGAACATCTATATCAATATTTCTTTACGCAATATACCGAAAACAACACCAGCTATATACCACATATCTAAGGAGAACTGTATCAGCGCATGGAGAAAATACTCAGGGTAGCCTTTACTACAACACTAATGGTTATTTTTTTCTGGTCATGGCCTGCTCGGCTATTTACAGACAAAAGTAATTGCTATTTTTGGACACTGGAACAACTGATTACCCGAGGTGGTACAGCGAGATGGTACAATTCACAGAGATGGTTCGGACATCATGTGATATGGATAGACAAAGAAGGACAGGGTTGGGAGTACACCATACCAAAAATGGCAAGAAATACACCATGGTACAAGATGCTCTATTATAATGGTACGGTTCGTAAATTCAGACAGAGCCGCAAAGATCAGTAACTTGAACTAGAGAGGAGTCCACTTCATGAGCAAAAATACATCCACCTTTCAAGTCAGAAAGACGCGCCACAACAGTCTTACGGATTTTCGTGAATGGCTCCTGAAGAACACCAAAGAGAAGCTGGTGTCATTTGATGGGTGCAATTTGGTAATGAAACGTGGAAGAAAGCATATCACATATGGTATGATCGACAGTGAGGTATATGAACATGAATCGAAATGAGTACAGAATCGCAGTGGTGTCAGGTGGATTTGACCCTCTCCACAGCGGGCATATAGACTACCTAGAGAGCGCATCAGAACTAGGGCACGAATTAGTGGTTCTTCTCAACTCAGACGAATGGCTCATACGGAAGAAGGGCACCGCGTTCCTACCATTCGCAGAACGCAAAGCGATCCTCGAGAGCCTGGGTTGCAGACCTCGCGTATTTGCACATGACGATAGCGATGGATCAGCACGAAACGGACTAGAAGACCTGGTAGGAGAAAAGCTATATAGCGAAAAAATCATATTCTGCAACGGCGGAGATCGCACAGAAGCCAATATACCAGAAGGTGGACTTGCTGGTGTGGAGTATGCATTCAACGTAGGCGGAGAAAAGACGGAATCCAGCACCCAGATTCTCACCAATTATCTCAATAACACTGCAAGTTTGGTGACAACACCGAGAGAATGGGGTCATTATTCCGTATTATGGCAAG